TTACCTATTGATTGGTTTTTAATATGGGCTACTGCGGTAGCTTGGACAACGTTTTGGGTAATGTTTGTTACTGGTATTATGTGTCACTCATATGGAAAAGATGAACCATGTGATGTACCATACATGTATCCAGTGGCGTTCTCTGAAGCGTTCCATAAACAACATCATATCAGCCCACAGTTAAAACACTGTAAGTACGACATATGGGTATGGGTAATTACAAAACTGAGGTGGGTATGAAACATGCGAGATTAGTACAATTATTAGCTTTGCTAAACCATATTATAGCTATAGCGGGGTGTTATTATTTCCCTGAGTATATTGTATTTGGTTTATTCGCTTGGGCGTTTGTTAATATCTTTGGTACAAACATTGCCATACACAGGTTTATGGCTCATAGAAGTTTTGAAACAACTCCTATCAAAGCTAAGATTCTAAAGTATCTTACAATTATACCAGCATTTGGTAGTCCATTATCGTGGACAGCTATGCACCGCTACCATCATATGTACAGTGGTAGTAAACAAGACAATGAATCCCCTGAGAATATAGGATATGTCAGAGCATGGCTTACATTGTACGACCCTATTACTGTTCCTAAAGAAATGGTAAAGGATATCCTTAAAGACAAAGATTATATGTTTATAACTAAGCATTATTGGACTTTATTACTTAGTTATGTAGGCATATTGTACGCAATAGACCCATTATTAGGTATCTTTGCGTTCTCATTCCCAGCAGCATGTGTATATCAGGCAGCTGGTGCGTTTGGTGTTATACCACACATGAAACAGTTTGGTTATATTGTGGTTAAACCCAACAAAGACTGCACGGCGGTCAACAGTCCCCTAACTTCTCTTATAAGCTGGGGTGAAGGTTGGCATAATTATCACCACACTATTGCAGATGACTACAGACATGGTCACAAATGGTGGGAACTAGACCCACCCGCATGGTTTATAGAGAGGATATTTCTTAAATGAAAGTAACATTAGAACAACTTGCTGAAAAGCTAGACCGACTGGAGACAAAAGTAGAATCGTTACAGGAAGATGTAGCTAAAGGTAAGGGAGCTGTAAGTTTTCTTATGTGGTTAGGTGGCATAGCCACAGTTGTTCTTGGATATTTTTGGAGTAAATAAATGATACCTTTTGAAGTGATTACAATGCTAGGCAGTAGCCTACTTACAGGTGTACTAAGCCTGTGGTCAGCTAGTCAAAAAGATAAAGCTGAGCAACAAAAACACTTAATACAACGTGCTGAGGTTGATAGAGCAGCTATACAGGACGCACGTAATCACGGTGGACACTTCCAAAGTGTAACCCGTAGATGGATGGCATTATTAGCAGTATTCTTTATTATATGTTTACCAAAGCTAGCCGTCTTTGTAGACCCATCTATTGCTGTACATCTAATGTATTTAGAGCAAGTCCAAGAAGGTTGGTGGATATTTGGCTATACACAAGAGGTAACTACCTTTCAGGGACTCTCAGGTATAGTTATAACCAACGCTGATACACACTTTCTAGCTGCTGTGTCAGGATTTTACTTTGGGAGTGCAGCAGTCCGTAGATGAAAATAAACGACCAATCATTAATTACCATACCTGTTAAAAACTTATTAGCATTAATAGCTATTACAGCTGTATCTGTATGGGCATACTTTGGTATAGAAGAAAGATTGGCTTTCTTAGAATACAACTACAAAATGTTACAAGTAGAAGTAGAAGAAAATGATACTTGGATAGATGATTTTCAACCACCATCACAAGTTTTAGAGACTGTAAAAAGGGTTCGTGAGTTAGAACTTAAGGTAAGAGAATTAGAAGTTAAAGGACAAAAATAATGACAGAACAAAATGAACAAATAGAAAAGATAGTAGAAGAGTTACCTGTATTACTTGTAGCTCATGCTTATAGGAAACTAAAGTCAGGTGAGGAAATCACTGCAAGTGAGATGAAGGTATGCCTAGATATCTGTAAGACTTATTCTAGCTCAGATATCGTAGAGAAGGCTCACAACATCTTAGAGGACTTGCCGTTTGATACAGATGAATAAGATAGAGAACTTTAAGAACTTCTTGTATCTAGCTTGGAAACACCTCAATTTACCTGAGCCAACACCTATACAATACGATATAGCAGACTATCTGCAATCTAAAGAGAAACGTATCGTTATCGAGGCTTTCAGGGGCGTAGGAAAGTCTTGGATTACTTCTGCATACGTATGTCACCAGCTGTTAATGAACCCACAGCGTAACATACTAGTGGTATCTGCAAGTAAAACTAGGGCTGATGACTTCAGTACCTTTACACAGAGACTCATTGCAGAAATGCCTTTATTACAGCATTTACAACCTAAGGATAGCCAAAGACATTCTAAGGTATCCTTTGACGTAGCCCCCGCTACGGCTTCACATGCCCCCTCAGTGAAGTCTATGGGGATTACGGGTCAGCTAACGGGGTCTAGGGCTGACCTTATTATTGCTGATGACGTAGAATCTGCCAATAACTCACAGACTCAGCTTATGCGTGACCGCTTAAGTGAGACCGTAAAAGAGTTTGACGCTATTATAAAGCCTAAAGTCGGACGTATAGTCTTTCTAGGAACACCACAAACAGAGATGTCTTTGTATAATGACCTAGAAGAAAGAGGCTTTAAGACCCGTATATGGACAGCCTTGATACCTAATCAAGCACAAAAGACTGGATACGGGCACAAATTAGCCCCTACAATCGCTGATATGGACGCAAAAGAGGGAGACCCTACTGACCCCATGCGATTCAATGAAGTCGACCTTATGGAGCGTTTAAGCTCATATGGTAGGTCAGGCTTTAATTTACAGTTTATGTTGGATACTAGCTTATCTGACGCTAATAAATACCCACTTAAGCTTAATGACCTTATAGTAGCCTCAGGTTGCAGTACATGGACAGAAGCTCCAGCCAAAATACAATGGGCTTCAGGTATAGACCAAATCAAAGCTGTTGACTCTGAGTTACCTAATGTGGGACTTAAGGGTGATTTTTGGACTTCTTACCTATATATGTCTGATGAATTTACAGAGTTTGAAGGCTCAGTGATGTCTATTGACCCAGCGGGTCGTGGGGCAGATAAAACAGCCTATTGTGTACTTAAGATGTTACATGGTGTTCTTTATCTTACTGCCATTGGTGGTCTAGATGGTGGATACTCTGATGACACACTTAAGAAGCTAGCCAATATAGCCAAGAAACATAACGTCAATGATATCGTTATTGAGAGTAACTTTGGTGATGGCATGGCAACACAGCTTCTAAAGCCTGTATTGGCTGATATTCACCCTTGTAATGTAGAAGAGGTACGTCACAGTATACAGAAAGAGAAGCGTATAATAGACACTCTAGAGCCTATTATGAATACCCATAGGTTAGTTATTGATGATAAGCTTGTCAAAGATGACTTTCAGCTAGAACCTGACCACCAGTTATTTAGACAAATGACTAGAATAACTAGGGAGAAAGGAGCGTTAAGGCATGATGACCAAATAGACGCTTTGGCTATTGCAGCTAACTACTGGGTAGAAGTAATGGATAGAGACCAAACCTTATCATACAATCAGCATAAAGAAGAAATGCTAGATAGAGACTTAGAAGAGTTTATGGAACATACCATAGGTAGAAAAATCAAAGGAGATAGCTGGATATGAGCGAATACAATAACCCCGCTAATATAGAGGTGGGACAAGGGTACGCTGGTGAAACTGGTGATACCTATGCTAATGACAGACCAAGACCTTTTGTTGTCTTTGATTCTCCACAGATGGGCGTTAGAGCCCTAGCCCGTGACCTTAAAACTAAGGCTAAAAGGTGGGATGGGGATGTATATAAGATGTTAGCTCAGTTTGCTCCTGACTTTGAGAACCCTACTCATAATTATACTAAACACGTAGTTAGTAGATTAGGGGGTAAAACAACCATAGATGTCAACAATGATGACCAAATTAAACAAATGATGACAGGTATTATAGAGTTTGAAAACGGTATTAATAGTGATTTAACAAAGAAATACCTAGACCCTAAGGTGTTTGATGAAGGATATAACCTATCTAATCAGTCATTCCCCAAAGGAACAGATTTAGAGAGTGCCCGTAAGTACATGGGTGCTAAAGTGGACTTACTGTCAAGACTATAGGTCGTCAAAGGTTTTTCTTCATTTTTCCTTTGGCGGCTCTTGTCTGTAAATATCTAGACAAAGGGTAGACAAAAACTTAAAGTACCCATATAAGATAAAACCCCTGTGCACCCCTAGCTATATATAGACAAAGTATCCTTCCTTATTACTTATTATTATGTACCTATTAGAAGTACTACTCATAGTTATTATAGGAGTCACTGTCCTTAATAGTCACTATATTAGAACCTACTGGCTTAAGCCTGAGATATCCATAGGGGAGTTTATTCTGATAGCTGTGATAACAGCGGTCATATTGTCGAATATTTGGTAGAAAAATATGAGGGGGTTATCGACATGTAGAGGGCGTGGTTTCCCCCATGCGTGCACGCCTGAGATACTAAAATATTACACGCACACGGGCACACGGCTCGCCTGTGGTCATACATAAAGGGAAGCCTAAAGGGTTGCACGGCTGACATTTTCTTTTTATGTATGCGTGAGCTATGGTCTATTTTTTTATTTAATAGCTAATGAAATAGCTATATATCAAATTAATTCACTTTGATGTCATTCTTTTGTTGACATGATGTATTATTCCATTATAGAATTCAATCAAGCTAATGAAATGCTTATATGTACAGCGAAGTACAAAAGCGAATAAGGGTTTCAAAGGCTGGTCTAGACAAGGCGAAGTGGCTAGGTTGAGGCGAGGGACTCTGAAATAAAAGTCGCCGTTCGGGGTAAGGAAGTCGCAAGGCTAGACTTACCAAAACCGACTTGAGACCGTGCTAGTTATGAGATAGCAAGCGGTAAGAAAATTACTGAGGATATAGACGCCTTATCATTTATATGAAATCTAGTCAGTAGTGCAAATGAAATTATGAGCAAGATACAGGTACTGAATAGGTAACAGGTAACGTAATAGTCAGTGGTGGACGGACGCAACGGGTAAGCGTGCAAGCGTGGATAGTCGGGGTTGTCTCAGGCTGTGTAGCCTGACTGACGAGCTCAAAAGAGCGAAACAACAAAATAACAAGCGAGGAATATTATGTTTACTAAGAGACATTATGAAGCTATAGCCGAGCTAGTAGGCTCACAATTACTAGACGTTAAATCAACTTCAAACCAATCAGCTATTATTAATGACTGGTGCAAAATGTTTGAAGATGATAATCCACGTTTTAAGCGTGTTAATTTTATAAAAGCTACACTTGAAGCTTATGCAAAAAATAAGAGGGAAAATAATGAATAGACAATTACAAAACGCAATGAATGACGACGAGTCATACGCTTACAAGGTAGAAGCCAATCAGGATTACGCAAAAGCTGAGCTATCAGCTAAGCGTATCACTAGGCTTCAATACATCATGATAATGCGAGATATAGAGAAAGGTATACTACCTTATATCGACTAAGTTACACTGATGAGACTTCAATAGTCGA